GCGCGCTTTTGCGCGTCTAGTCTCTCTTTCAACTTCAGTCACTGTCTTATTCGATAGTTAATCGGTTTATCATTATGATACTCACTTAATTATTGTTTCGGCCATACTGTCGTATGTAATCTCGATATTTTAGATGATGTTCCTAAAGTATCTTTAGTTAGATTATTTATTATATTTATTTTATTTTACACTTATTTGTAGGTTAAGGAAACGACCTTGGTGAACTATTTAGTTCTCGTGGTACCATTGGCAGCCCCATTAAACCCATGGTTTCCCTGTAATTGGAACATTAGTGCAAACGTCCCTTACAGTATATTCCGCACTGCTAATTCACTATTAAATTTCTCAAAAGATATAATGGATACGATCCCCGGTTTTTCTGAAGCAAGCTCTATAATGTCCGCTGGAAAGGATTTCATGAATATGATTAATCCTGATGATCCGAAAACAGCTACTCCCGCTGTTCAAGGTGTTCCCACTGCTACTGTCTCTCAAGGCATAGCTTTCTCTGATCAAACCCCAAAAATTGGCACTTCTGGTAATATGGAAGCGACTGATACAGTGAAATCAGAACCACATATTATTGGAGAACCCGCTTGGTCCATGCAAAATCAGCTATCCAAGCCTATTCAATTATCCACTTTTACTTATAGTACTACCCAGCCCGTTGGCACTTTAGTACATTCTTTGACCTTACCGTTAGCGTTTGTTTCCGCAAACTCTACAACCAATGATAGGTCTTCCGCTATTGCAACTTTTCTTAAAACTTATGCTTATGCCCGATTTAATATAAGATTAAGGATCCAAGCATCTACGACTCTGCGTGATTCAGGTCGTCTAAAATTTGTTTGGTTTCCCCAACCCATGCTCCAAACCTTCGAGAGGTCTGTTAGTATGGGCGGCACTGAATGGTCTGCACAAGAAAATTCAGTTATAGACATGGTTATTCCATGGACTTACCCTCAATCTCATTTTCTAAATCATGCCCAGAATCAATTTCCAATAGCAATGAAATCGTTAGGTAAATTATGTGTTTATTCACTAGCCCCATTATTTCCAGGTAACGATGATACATCTAGAACCTTTATAGTATTTGGATCTTTAGAAGCGATTCATCCTTCATTTATTGCACCTACTACAGATGTAGTTATTGCTGCTACTCCTTTTTATCATGAACAGATGGATCATGACTACCAATACATGGTAGATACTCCTTTCGTAGATTCTAGAACCCTTAGTATGCCTGTGTTAAATACTAATCCAGGTACCACTTCCTCTTTAGGGAGATTAAATGGTTCCTCTGAAAAAGAATTTGATTTGTATGAAATGTGTAAGATCCCAGGACTAATATTTTCGCAAGCGATTCCAAATTTACCCCAAGGATCAGTTATTACTGCTCTAGCGGTCCACCCTTTTGATTATGCGCTATCCGCTGATGGCCCAGCCGCTCAAGTGATAACTCCTTTAGCTTACGTCACTAATTGTGCTTCATATTGGCGAGGAGGTTTAAAATTTATGATTCAAATTACTAAAGATAAGTTCACTAGAGGTAGATTAGGTTTAGCTTACGTTCCCAAATCTTATGGACTAGGTCCGGCTAATCAAGCTTTTGCAGTACAAGCTAATTTTGAAACCCATTATATTGACTTGGCTGATCAATCTGAGTTAACATTTGAAATACCTTTTTCAGATGTTAAGCAGATATCACTAGTAGGTAGTAGACAAGTGTTTGTTCCAAACGGAACAGTTGTAGTTTTCATAGCTAATCCGATAGTTTTATCAGAAGCAGGTATAGAACCTTACATTAATATTTTCATTTCCGCCGGGAATGATTATCAACTATATTTCCCAAGACGTCCAGAATTTGAAAATCTACTTCCCCCAGCTCTTTTTAAAGAGTATAAAAAGAAGAAAGAGGCTAAATATTCCGAACAAATGGATAATGGTTACTCTGAAACTACAAATTTTTCGAGGTTACCAGATTCCATTATTTTTGGAGGCATGGCTCACGCTAAGCCAGCTGATTTAACTATTCCCTTAAATCCAATCAAAGATGTACATGATTTATTATCTCGACCCTTACCTTATGCTAATTATTCTGCTACAGAACCACTTAGATTACAGTTGAGCCCCGGTGCAGGGATAAATAATACTTATTCTTTTTATTTTTCAAAATTATATAACTTTTGGATGGGCACGTTTAAATTTCACGTTTATTCCACTTCAAGTGCCGATTATAAAAGTATAACTTATATCCCAGATAGATATTACTCTTCTATTACAGACACTAATAATATAATTGGATACCCTCAGATAATTTTTCGATCAGATCATACTCCATTTATAAACGTTAAAATTCCCGCTATTTTACCGTATGATGCTTGTACTACAGAAACGGCGCACATTCCTGAATCAAGTACTGAAATTGCAGGTAATTTTATACAATCTGCTGGTACAGTTCTCCTTAAGAGTTCTGGCGATGTAGCCCCTGATGATTTTGTTATTTATGAATCAGTTGATAGCGATTTTAAATTTTCAAATTTTGTTGGAGTTCCTTCTATATCACAGATTACTGATTATTTGAACGGAGGAGTCGAAATTCGAAATTTGGATGATTATTCCCATAGATTAGATAAACTTAGATTAGGATAGAAAGTTATGATAAGGTATGGATATTAGTTTATTCGCGACAATAGGGTCTTCCGACTTTGAGTTGAGCGCATGTGTACTAGTTGTACCTAACGTAAGTCTTCGCTGAAATATGATAGACGTTAGTACACCCTTATGACATATTCAGATGTTTCGGGTGGCGCAAGATACTCATTTGTTTGTTGAACCGACGATAGCCCCTTATTATAGAATCTCAGGCGATCCCATCCCAAGAGCAGTCCTTCAGCGACGCTAAACTCTTGGGGCTCTGTGGGCTTTACTTCACATGGCACACCAAAACTTTTTACGTTCACTTACTGGCTCTAGCTCTGCTGATTCAGCAGCTTTTATGGATAATGGATATGCACCTTCGAAGATATATAAGCGCGAAGCGCAACCTAATAAGCAGATGGCGTCCGAAGTGAGAAAGGATAAAGCTTCATCTGCAGGTGACGCAGGTAGATTAAGAAAAGTAGTCGATATTGATAATACTTTGTTGCTCTGCTTCAGGAAGACGTGGCAACACCCAGCCAGAGGTAGTTTGTATCAAGTATTTAGATATGTTCACAGTCAATGTTATTCTTTTAGATTATTTTTGAAAGGAGTTCAAACACTTAGGAAAATCCCTTTAACTAATACGGAAAGATGGCTGATTAAGTCCATTCTATCAGATGATCAGATAAGCAGGAAGATATACGATCAGCTCAAAGAGACAGCAATTGAGGTTGCAGAAGAATGGGATGAACCAAAACCAGATTACCAATTTATAAATGGTATTTTTTTGTGTATGGTTCACCAAAGATCTAGTAGATCACATAATCAAGCTAGATTTGAGAAAGCTGTTGATATGTCTATATTTGATAGTGATGACACGATCAAGGAGAGAGTTTATGAAAATTTATCTAAAGGAAAACAACCTCCCCCAGAAACATGGGCAGATCCTCGAACAGATCTAGAAGCTCAATATATATCAGGATATTCTTCCGAATTCACTGAGATGGTCATTGAAGCAGAAGTTCGAGAAAATTCTGAACCTGATAATTGGGAAGATTACTTTATTGCAACAGTAGAAGAGAAACCTAGTGAAATTGAATCCATTATTTCACAGTTGGATAAAGTTGGAATCTCTCAACGACAGGAACAGAAACTCGAAAGGTTGGCTATTTCTAGGAAGAAAGCTAAGCAACGAGAGAGAGTTGCCTACAGAAAAGCAAAGAAAGAATACAAAATTGCTTTCAATCTTAAGAGAGATGCAAAGTATACGGAACAAATGTTTTCTAAAACAATGCAAAGTATAATCTCTCAACCAATCGATGGTGGAAAAATTAATTCTACTATGGATGCTGTTACTGATTTAGCTCATAAGTTAGATGCTGTCGTAGATGTGGTTCAATCTAAAACTACTGCAACGGCATCATCAATTAATACATTAGTTACTAAAGTACAAGATGACGGTTTTCTTACCACTTTATTTAAGGATACTATTTTTGAAGGAGTGCAATTTTCTAAAGAGAACATAGCCGACAAAATTTATTTATTTTGTATAGACATGATTATGTATTTTAGAGAAGATGAAGATAGAAAGCAATCAAGATTAATCGAAACGTTGTTTCGACTTGCAGGGTACGTGGGTCTCCCATCGTCACTGCTTCCTGCCATAATGAATTATGGTACAAAGATATGGGCGCTCCTAAATGAAGTTAAGCAAGGAGTAACCTCGAAATTCCAGGAACAAAGTGGAGAAGAACATCTTCCATTTGTGATTTCTGGGTTAACCGCTATTACAGGAGTAATAGCCGCCTTTGTCTTTGGAATCGTTCCAAGTTGGGAAGAAATGCAAGAAGAAACATACGATGCTGTGAAGCATTTTTCTCTGAAAGGAGGTCAAATATTTAATATATTTAAAGGTTTTAAAGTATTTATGGAATCAATTCCAATAGTTAAGGAATGGATAACTCGAGTTATTTGTTTTTGTGCAGGTAAGAAATACGAAGACATTCAAAAAGCAGCTATTTTAAATTCTTTGAAAGGAGATGTAGCAGAGTGGATGATACGTGTGGATGAGTTAGGAACTGAACCTCTTAAGAGCATGATTCCTATGGATATATCTTTACAAGATGAAGCGATCACTTTAGGAGATAAAGCTACAGAATACAGTCTCAAATTATTAATTAATATAACGGACCCAGCGGTTATTTCAGCTATTAAAGCCACTATAGGTGCTGCAAAAAAGTTATCAACTGAAGCTAGAGCTGTAAAGTTCCAAGCAACTGCCAGACCTGATCCTTACGTCATGTGTTTCTATGGACCAACTAACATTGGGAAAAGTACAATGGTTAACTCGTTAACGCAAGATATGTGTGATTTTATGCAGTATCCAGAGTCCAATAGAATGTATTCTTGGAATTCAAAACTTAAACATATGGATGGTTATGCGCAACAGAAAGTAGTAATTATAGATGACTTCTCACAATCCACTGATGGAGAAGAGGAGAGAATTTTCTTTTCTATGAAGACTAGTGCACCATTTCAAGTGCCAATGGCCGATTTATCTGAAAAAGGAATCCAATTTATGTCCAATATGGTTGTAGCAACCACCAATAATCCCTATCCCAAACCAAAAACTATTTATGATAAACCCGCCTTATGGAGAAGGAGAGATGATTTAATCTATTGTAGAGCATTAGAACAATTTGTTACTCGAAGTTCAGATGGAAGAGAAATTATCGATCATCAGTCGGACTTTTCTCATCTTGAATTTTTCATTTGTAACCCAGCCGATGAAAGTTCAGATGAGCAAATGGTCAAAACAGTTCCAAAGACATTCACTGAAATCAGAGAATACCTAACCTCTAGATTTAACAATCACATGAAGAAACAACATAACCTTTTAAAAACAGTCAGAAACTATCCACCAGCTTTATTACCAAAATATCAAGAACAAATTTTTGGGTGGGGAGAAGATGAAACAGATTTCTTTTCACAGAAAGATGCTGCTATGGAACAACATTTAAAAGTCATCTATAGAGTTGAAGATAAGGATATGCCGATACACTTCGGGCGAGAGTGCACTGATGATCATCCCCATAAAGATATATATGACAAATTTCACCAATGGTTCACCATAGCAGAGTGTTGCGAAATAATGAATATTCATGGAGCTCTTTTTAATGATTGTATAGATATTAGAGTAGTCGCGCAACCTAACGATGGAAAATACGCCTATGAGATGAATGAACTGAGCGTTATGGATGAAAATGAGCTTGCAGAATTTTATAATTTTGCCATGATACATTTGTTGAAATATAGGAATTCGTTGAGAAGAGAATCAGTAATGTCACTACTTAGATCAAAGAGTGAAGACTATATCAAAAGAGTTAAAGAATGTATCGCAAAACACATGGATACAATCATATTGTTATCTATTCCTATTGCTGCTATATCAATGTATGGTGCTTACAATTCTTCTTCGAGAAGGAGAAAGTGGAGCCTGAAGTTGTTTTGGAGAAAATAGAACTAAAGAAGATGGGTGACCTCAAGAAGATTGCACAAATTCTCAAGAAAAACGATATGTGGTTTACTCCTGAAGACCTACTTTATTTATACGATGTGGTGCCTAAAGAGCAATACAACTTCAAAACGCTAGTTAAAGAAATGATGGAAGCTAATATAGAAGAAGCAGCAGGAGTACAAGGTGATTGTTCATATCTCAGTAGTTACCGTAGAGATGTCAAAAAGTACCAACTACTTAAACAAATGTTTGAGGAAGAAGGGTACGCGACTGATAAAACTAATAAACCAAAAGCTCCTGTATATAAAACTGAAGGCTATGCGACGGATAAAACCAATAAGCCAAAAGCCCCAGTTTATAGAACAGAAGGATATGCGGTTGACAAAACAAATAAGCCCAAGGCACCAGTGTATAAGACAGAAGGACCAGTTCCTACACCGAGATCAGACAAGAAAAAGCGCCTCTTTAATTGCGAGTCTATGGAAGTAGTACAGCTCCTCAGTGATGTAAAGGAGAAAGCTCTTAGAGAGAAGAAAGATATGGCACTGGTTAGGATATTGGTAGACGATCACAATCATAAAATGATTCGCTTATTTACCAAGTATCAGGATAAGTTTCCAGAAGGTAAGAAGAAAATGATGGCTTTTAAGAACCACTACGATAGATTACTTGCTGACGAGATTTTAACTCCTGGGTTTATGCAAAAATTATCTGACCCAGAGAAAACTAAAATGATCCATTCAATTATTACAGACTATTTATTCGGTAAGGAAGTTCCTGAGGATTTATTAACAGAATTTGCATATTGGGCTTTATTTACGGCAGAGTTGTTTGAGTACCCTGTACACTTATTACGCGAAGAAGCTTTAGACATCAATTCGGTAGAATTAGCTACACATTGTGTGGTACCAAATATGGTCTACTGTGCTTTTAAGCGACATAGAGTGTTGCCTGATGGAAGGACTGCAGAACATTTTTCAGGTCTCCAAGGGATAGGGGTTAGAGGAAACTCAATCCTAATGCCTAAACATTTCTTTAGGACTCTTCAAGCCGGCGAGATAATTTACATCACTCGCAATGAATTACAATTTCAGATCCCTTATTATCCATCTGACTTATATAAGTTTAAGAGTTTTAAAATTAATGGAAAAGAAGTAGGAGGAGATAAAGTCATATGGTTTGCAGGAGGACACACTTCAAGAATGAATTCATTTAAAGATATTACAAATAACTTTATTAAAGAACACGAGTTAAAACACATTGTAGCCTCAAAGGCTGTTTTATACACGCGAAGAAACGGTTGTATGACTAATGTACAGATCGACAAACTTAACATGATTGAAAATTTATCCTATGCTGAATCAGTTTCGAGTTTTGACCCAACTATTGCGATTTGTAAAGGAATAGAATATGCAGTAACTACTATGCCTGGAGACTGCGGAGCCCCATTAATAATTCAAAATAAGGAAGTTTCTGGTAAGATTGCAGGATTTCATATTCTAGGGGAGAATGGAGACAATAAAGGTATAACTGAAATAGTTACTTTTGAACAATTACAACAGTTCAAAGCACTATTTAACGAACAGTGTTGTAGCTTTGAATTGCCCGATATGATACCAGATCCCTCTCAAGATAAATGTCGAAATTATCCTCTTGGAGATGTGGTCTATCTTGGTAAAGCCAAGAGAGAAGACACTATCTTTCAATCAGGTAAAACAGACATTGAACCGTCTGTTGTACATGGTATGGCGTACCCTGTATTAACGGCTCCAGCGGTTCTTACCCCTAATGACCCACGTAATGAGTCTGGAATTCCCCCATTGATTAGGAATTTGGAAGAGAATGTCACGTTCTTACCATTATGGAATCATCAAGATTTAGAATTAATAAACCAACATGATCGAGCTGAGGAAGCTTTTCTTAAGGGTGATTACCAGCCTAGGATATTATCTGAATACGAATCAATAAATGGTGCTCCTGATATGCCCCATTTAGGTAGAATGAATATGTCATCTTCTCCTGGATTTCCCTATATGAAATATAAGAAAGCAGGAGATGGAGCTGGAAAAGCCTATTTGTTTTCTTTAGACCAGGAAGACAATTACGTAGTAAGTGACCCATTGTTGAGAACTCGTCTCGACAAAAGATTAGATTTAGCAAAACAAGGTATTTCCATGCAGTCAGAGTGGACTTACAAACTCAAAGATGAGCGCCGCACTCATAAGAAAATAAAAGCAGGCAAAACAAGAACATTTTGTATGGGACCAGTTGACCATTCAATCTTATTTGGACAATATTTCGGTGACTACTTAAATTTTTTGAGAGAACATCACATAGCCTTGGCGAATGGCGTAGGGATAGCACCAACTGGACCCCAATGGGGAGAATTATTTCGCCACCTAACAATACACAAAAATAGTGGACTTGATGAAGAACAGTTAAGAAATCTAGCTGAAGAGTTTAATATTCCTGAAAGTGAAATGGAACGATTAAGAAAGATAGTCCACATTACAGCCGCACTCGATTTCGTACAGTACGATAAACACGCGATGGCAGAGTTTTTAAAATCATGCACAGAAGATGCAAATGCATATTATAATGACTCAGAAATGAACAAGCTGATTAGGAGAGTCCTAATGGAAGAGGTGATTTTCACGCGCGTTAGAATGCTTGATGTTTTATTCATGACATTCTTTGGTTTACTATCTGGATTTCGCGCAACTACAGACTTTAATTCGAAAATTAACAAAAAGTATTCGAAAAATGCATGGAGAGCGATAATGAGAACGAGATGCCCAAAATTCATGGCATTGCATTTTTACGATGCTTTCGTGAGAGCAAATTATACCGGAGATGACTTAGTTAAGGTTATAGCTTCGATTGTTGCTTGCTTCTTCAACAATTTGACGATTCAGAAGGAGATGGAAGCTTATGGACATGAAATAACATCGTTCAGTAAAGAAGCGGAGATCCACGCTTGGGATGATATCTATGATATCACTTACCTTAAGCGTCAATTTATTCCCCATGAAGACTCGAAGTTCATCATTAAGGCGCCCCTAGCTTGGGAAACGATTACTGAGGTGCCTCAATGGATTAGGCATTGTCCTAAACCGGTAGAGGCATGTGTTTCTAATATCATGGATTCACTCTTGGAAGGACACCAACACGGGAGAGAAAAGTTTACAGAGTTACTTGATAGCTACAATTCTGCTCTCAAACGTGCTGGACAGAAAACCATCACTGTTTCTTATGATGATTATGAACAGAACTTCTTATCCCTATTTCATCACTAACCCCTTGTCTTCAATTTTTATAATTCGGAACATTGGCAATGTAAAATTCACATCCCGGATAAGGTGAGTTCGCATCTACTTACTTTATTCACAACCCTTAATTCGGTATGCA